ATCCGCAAGGACACCCAGGAATTCCGTCCACCCATTTCTGAGGAGACGTATCCCCCTAGAGAAGCATGTAGGGCCGCGGCTGGATTATATCCATACGAGCCTACTAGCTCCCCATCTCGAATGATGGCAGTTCTTTCACTGCGAACCTTGTATACCTGAACAACATAACCATAACTTTGGCTATTGTCCAAGTTCAGCCGGTTGCAGATGAACTGTCGCGGCCTATCTCGATGAATACCGAGAAAGGACGCAATTCTGTCAGTGATGTGTATCCCGCTGTCATCTCCGTCGTAAAACGCAGAGTAAGCAGGCTCGTCCGAGGACAACAAAGTCCTGCAGAGAGTAGGGAAGTATACACAATGCAAAGCAGACCAACGATTGAGTCTGTTCACGAGGGACACCCGTTCCTGCGGCGTGCTCAAGCTTTGAGCATACACTCCACGCACAGGTGTGCAGTGGAAGAAGTCACCACCACAGGATTCACGAAAACCGCCTATGCTGAAGGTCTTGGACTCATTTGGAATGAATCCGAATGCCCTCAGGCTCTCTATCACCAGGGGGAAGGCCTGAGTATGTACGATGATATCATCACCATACACGCCCAAGTTAACCCCAGGTTTAGGTTCCAAACCTAACACCCGGTAACATGATAGACAGATAGCATAGAAAATCAGCGTTTCAAGGGCGAATGTAAAACCATTCCCCATAGTGCTGATCATGCCCAGCTCAATCTCTAACGTACCATCTACCTCGGTAAATGGTGTATTAGTTTCCATCAACAACTGACGAAAGCGAGGTTTATCGTTTACACGAGTATATCCACACCTGAGTAGCTTTAAAAGCCAAACCCATCCCTTTGGGAAGAGGGTTTCGATCAGCGCGATTGAGACACTATCGCTAGCACTGGAAAGGTCGATCGTGGCCAAATGACTTGGCTGGATAGATCCTACCCGTGCAAGTGTCTTATTCTTTTCCTGTTGAGTTGGGATATGAATACCCCAACGTGTCAGGAATGAGCTTAGGACATCCGCAACACCAAGCTGTAGAAACATGTTTCCACACGGCTCTGTTGCGATCATGCGGTCGGTTTTGGTTGTTTTAGGGACGAACGCTGTTAGGCTATATTCTAGTCGATCCCACCCATGGATAGCGGCACGGAGTT